AGCGGCACCGTTAGGCTCTTCGGCCATGCGTTCCCTCCCGGCGGGGGGATGAACCCCCGCCTTAGACTAGACTAAACACTCACCTCGCCGCAGTCGTTGATACCGTCAGTGTTGGCATAGCCTTCAGTATCATCGCCAAGGCAGCTGTGAATGTTGATGTTCTCAAATGTGAACGGAATGGCTTCTTCAACCAGCTCGTTCACTTGAAAACCAAAGGGAATCTCCCAGAAACGGCACCGGATGAGATCCAGAGACTCCGAGCCTCCGTTCTCAGGGTCGTCCAGAACGGTAGTAAGCGTGAGAGGAGGAATGTACGAGTTCTGATCACGCATGTACCGAGAGATCAACTTGAGCCAGAAGTCTGTGACCTTCAGGCCCGTAATCGTGCCTTCTCCCGTGACGTTCATGCCTTTGTAGCCAGTGTGCCGCGTTCCAGCTACTTTGACCTCTCTACGCTCTACCGTGATACGGGCTTCTACACGCTGGATATTGGCAAGCCACGTGGCTCCCATGTAGATCTTCCCGTAGCTACCGTTGATTGTGCGTTCAGCAGCTAGAGGCACACACTACTCCTTCGGTTCCGGCTGAGGCTCGGGTTGCGGGTCGGGAGTAGGCTCAGGATCAGGAGGCTGCGGACCTGGCTCCGGTTGCTCTTCCGCTTGACCTGGAGGTCCACCATGCGGATGCTCTGGATGCTCCCCTGTCTGGCCTGGAGCACCACCGTGTGGGTGCTCCTTCTCTTCTCCGCCGTTCTGCTGTCCTGGCTGTACCATTTCCTCTCCTGAATCTGGAGGCTGTGTAGGCTCTGGCTGAGGCGTCTGGCCCTGCGTTCTCTGGGCAGCAGGGAACCCCGCTCCTTCCGGGTCCTTTGGGTTTTGTGTCGTCATGGGTTATGGTCCAACCTGGATTGTGAAGTAGATGAACTTCATGGACTCGATGACCTGGATTGTCACGTACAGGAAGACGTTCTTTCCTGCCGAAACGTACCTTGGGTCGAGGCCAACAGTATACTTCGGTTCGATTGCTCGGCTGTTCGCCATGACACGTAGAAAGTCCCTGACGGCCCCAATCAAGGCATTCTGACCTACAAGGTCGTTCGGAACCTTGCCGATGTAGTTGGCGTTCGCAGAGACTGTAATGCCAGTCGCAATGGCATCCATGGTGTTGATAGCCTGGATATCCTTCCAAGCATCACCCTGGTTTGCTCCGAGCCTGCTGAGACTATTGATCGCCTCCTCCACCTTGTACTGTAGTCCATCGAACGTGCCCAGGCACAGACCGTTGGCAAGTCCATCGCTGATCTGGGCGTTGTTGAGTTTGTACTCCAGACCATTGATATTGGGCAGGCCCTCATAAGTGAAGTCATCCCCTGGAGCCAGTGCAGCGTACATACCTGCGATCGTAGCTGCGTAGGCGCTCCCGCGGTTCATGACTCTGATGCCATTGCTGTTGAGCTCGTACACTCCAGGGTAGAAGTACACGATAGCGGGGTCGTTCATCGCCACGGCATTTGTCTTAGCAACAGTAAGAGTCTCGGCTGTGTCCGAGCCAATAACTGCTGCGACATACTTGCCGTAGTTCCGCATACCATCGATCCAAGCCTTGATGCTGGCTCGAATCCCAGCAATATCTCCGTCGAGCACGTCAGCATGGAACACATTCCAAGCTTCGCTCTCAAGAGCGCTCATGGCTGCGGTGTAATCAGCAGCAATCGGAGCAGCACCATCAGCTCCACCAGCTAGCGCGACCCCAGGCGATGGAACAGACGCGGGAGTGAAGTTCCCCTCGTTGTTGAACACTGCCGAAACCCAGAAGTTGTTGGGGTCTCCGTTGATCAGACTGCAGATCTCGTTGATATGCCCCTGCTGTCCTCTGGCAAACTGCGAAGTGGTGTACGTCGCCAGCAGTGTGCTGCCCTGGTAGATCAGCACATCCGTTGCTGTCGCAACCACAGGGTTCGTCTGTACCGCAACCGAGAAGCCGTTGCCGTAGGCTCCTGCATATCTACCGTTGATGGTGAAGATATTCGTAGAGCCATTGTCAGAGAACTGGTGTGTCGCCTTTACAGAACCAGTTCCCTCGATTCGGTACATCTTGATGCTACGAGCACCACCGAGAAATGCGTGATGCCCCTCGTAGTAAGCGTTGTACGGCGCAGTGTCAGATTGAGTGAAGAAGTTCCTGAGATCTGCCTCACTCGTGATCTCAATCACCTGGTTATCCGGACCCCACGGTGCCTTGACGATACTGGCTACGACACCGCTTACTCCTGGCGAGATAGCGGCAATCGCCGTGGGAACGAAATTGATGAAGAGACCTGGACGACCCTGCCCAATCGTTACAGCGCTCCAAGGTCCACCGGCCATTACTAACCTCCTGTGGTGTGACCAGCGTCAGGCTGGCTGAGGAAATTGTTGATGGCCGTTTGTAAGGAGCCTTTGCTCACGAACCCTTTGAGACCAGCCATATCCGCAGCCCCTTGGGCCACGAAACCTGGCTGATTGAAGATATCCTGTGAACTCGCCACAAGGACTCGCAGGTCGTATACGTCCTCGGCTCCTTGAGTCGCAGGCCCACCCTCCATTGGAGTGGGCTCTTCCGCTTGCGTCATCTACACTTCCTCTGTAAGTTCAATATCAAGCCCGAGATTCTCCATGATCGGGACTTGTGGCAGTATCCTGGCTTGGATCATACTTGTCTCCAGCGTTGTAGTGCTCTGAAACACACCATTCTCAACTCCATCCTCTCGTATGGTTGATGCAAGTTGCGTAACCCTCAGGAACTTCCAGCGTACAGCGTTCTGCTCTCCACCAGATATTGCTTCCAAGGGAGATTGGCCTGTTCCAGCTAACCCATAGATCTCTGAAGATGGGTAGTTCCAGGTTGGCATCAGTACGTTGGCTTCGAGGTGACCATCCACATAGACGTTGTACTGAGGAAACACTGGATGCACCCACGGGACTCGGGGTATGACTACGTTGAAGCCTTGCGTCCCGTCCAGGGTTACTAGCGAGCCTAGTGAAGCTGCGCTCTCATTTCCGCACTCATCGATACCGCTGATGCGCACCATATGATCGCCCTTAGGGATGGTTCCACCAGCTCTTGGCTCGATTGCAACAGGTTGTGGGAAATTCCAGCCAAACTTCCAAGCCTGGATCAAGTATCTATTCTTATAATCTTCACCTCCATACTCGATGTAGCCCTGAAGCTTGCTCACGGCTTTCAAGCAATCACTCCGGCTGGTCCCATAGTACGTGATGGCGTACTGGACCTGATCTTCTTTCATGTAGTTGCCACGGTCAACCTCACGATTGATCGTCTGCTCCACACGTATGCTTGGCCGTGTCAGTTGACGATACCGTTTGTCTTCAATACGCAGGCTATTCTGGGCACGCTCCTGACTATAGAGCTCCCATAGCATCCTGTATACTGAACGGAACTGGTCGTCAAGATCAAGGATCATGTGATGATGTCTTTGACTGCCTTGTTCATCTCGTTTTCAAGCTCTGCGTAGCTATCAAATGTTCCGCGCTTGAACATATGATTAGCTTCCCACGTAGCTGTGATCGCCGCATTGTTATTGCCGTAGCTGGCGATCTGCATGCTGCCTCCATCCTCCACAAGGCCAGCATACGGAGTGAACGTACCCATCTCAGCGCTCCAGGTACTGCCGCGTACACGCTTGACTGATGAGAGAGCTCCGTTTTCGATGATAGTAGTTTCCTCACCATCATCCTTTACGTAGCTGCCGACACCATTATTCACGGCCCATTCCATGGCTTTGGTCTCGGCGTCTCGGCCACTGTCGCTGTTTACGAACTGGCTTGGATCCCACCTACCAATAGTAGCCGCTAGACGCCCTGTACTATAGCCGTGGAAGTCACCTTGTCCTTTTTGAATGTATTTGATGACGTTGTCCCGCATGATGTCAAGAGCAGTTTCAGCAACGTCCCTGCCTACGAAGGTAAAACGCTCTGACATGGCACTGATATCGGCAGCAGCAGCGTCGAAGGAGTCTTTGGTGCTCTTGGCACCCATGCGCCTGAAGCTTTGCCCTGAGGATGGCCCCAGAGCATGGGTGCGAAATGGGATATCCCTTCTGTCAGGCATTAGCTGGCTTTCTTCAGCACAGGCTCGATCATGTCATTGTCGCGGTTGAGGCCCTCGTAACAATAGACCTCAAAATGGTCCATCTCACCAGACATCTTGTTGAGCACTTCGTGGATCTGGGCAATTTGCCATTCCTGCCCGTTGAGTCTGATCCAGTTGGTCTCATCAAATTTACGTCTGGGGGCTCTACCCAAGCGTGGGTCTACGATACTGATGACGCCCTGCGCTCGGCCTTGCTGTGTCCCAGGCACCACAATGGGGATGTTGTTTCGAGTCTGGTAGATAGTGTCCAGGTCACAGGGTACATTTGAGAAGACAGCTACCTCATCGTCCTCCTGGAACTCACTCTTCTTGTCTGCCTGCTTCATGATGCTACATCGTTGTGTGAGAAGTGCTACGTTCACCCCCAAACTCCTCTCCTGATCCCATACCTGGGCGCAAGCAAGAATGTTGGACGGTTCAAACTGGCAGTGGGTAGAAACTGATTGATGCGCTGTGCCCAGAAGTACTCTCGGTCCCAGCCGTCCCATTCTGGCCTTAGAAATACGTTGTCGTCGTTCTCCTTGGCTACTAGCTCCCGGAACACCTGCGTTGTGCTGAAGTACACTCTGGTAGGCGACGTGTTGACGAGGTCGTACAACAGCTTCTGCATTTCAGGCGTAAAATACTGCATCAGGCTTGCGGGGTACGTGGTGCTAGCCTTATCCAGAGGCCATCCACGACGGTAAGAGTAGGCCCCCATGGTTTCAGCTATGAAACCACCCGCATTGGCAGCACGCAGCGTCTGTGACGAGCGTAGATACAGTTCTTCCAGCAGTAGCCTCGCCAGGATTTGCTGATAGACCTGATAGTTGGGTAGCCCTGCGTTCCAGCCTCCGTATTTCTGTGCAAAGTTAGCCAGCAGAGTCTCTGACCGAATGATGAGCTCGGCAATCTGCGGGTCGGTCATGACACTGATCTGGCTGATAGTAGT